CCCACGCATGGCCAGCGTAGCGATCGCCGGGAGAAAAGTTCGCCTTGCGCTTGCCAAATCGATGCGGCCGGTCGATCAGGCGTTCCCAGTAGCCGCCGCACGCCAGCGGAAAGCGCACCGTCGCCGACGTCGCCTTCGATTCGCTGTCGCGGAACCAGCCCTGCACATAACTACCCGCGAGCCGCGCGAGGTCGAAGCCCCGCGCATGGATGAGGTAGGCCTCCGCGCTCGCGTTGGGATTTTCGACAGTGGCCTCGTGCCGATCCGACCACGACTCGAACAGATCCTCGTATAGGTCTTTGACATACGCCTCCCATCCGCATTTATTCCGGCGTCCGCAACGCACCACCCAGGGGCTGGCCGCGTTGGCATATAGCTCTTTCTTGCCGCATTGGGTGCAGACGCCTTCCTGCAACCAGTCGCCGTTTTCCTTGAACTTGAATTCATCCAACAGCCGCTTCAACACGTCGCGATGCAGATCGTGATTCATGCGTGCGACACGTACTTGGAGGGCAGGTGCAGCCGCTTGGCCGCCGCGGCCAGCTCGTCGCCGGGTAGGACGAAAACAGTCGTGTCGAGATAGAGGCAGGCCAACGGACCGATCTCGACGCGGACGTGTTCCATGCGCGCCTGGGCAAAGCACAGCGGGGCGGTGTACGCCATGAGCGGCGCGGTATGGGCCACCAAGACCGCCGTCACGCCGAAGTCGTGCCGGCGCAGATGCAGGACCACCCCCGGCGACACGGCGATCGTAAAGCGCATGACGTTGTCCGGTGGGGGCGTCGTTTTATTTACAGGCATGGGGATGATCTCCAGGAGGTAGCCAGGGCTACCGTGCGGGGTTGAAAGGCAAGGTGCGCGCGATCACGCCCGTTCCGATGGCCTACCGGCCATCGAAGCGTGATCTTAGGTAGGGAGAACGACGAGGGAGGCTAGTCGCGGTCCGCGCGTCGGCCGCACTGGTTTTCGATGTGCGCCCGATGCTGCGCCAGCTGCCAGAGCTCGCTGGCGGTAAAGGCGGCGACGCGGCCGGTGGCCGAGTCGATCAGGCGCACCACGGCCGGGGTCGAGGATGGCAGATCGAACGCGGCTGGCTGTTGGCGCTGCTGTCGTTCGGCCAGGGCATGCATGGCCAGGTCATAGGCCGACTCGACCGGCACGCGCCAGTGAGCGACCAGATACGCGACGCAGCGACGCACGAGCGGTTCGCTATGGAGGTATTGGGCTTCATGCGCCTGGATGAATTCGACGGCCAGCTGCCGCCGCAGCTCGTTTTCGTTGACCGACTTGGTGACCGGATACAGCATGCAAGACCCCCTGAAAAAAAACGATGACAAGAAGCCGTCCGCGGCCTCATGTCTTGAACCCAACAACGAACGAGAAAAGGGTTACGCCAGCCAGCGCCGGAGCGCGGTACCGCCCGCGGGTCGAACCGGGTCGGTGGCGGGCATCCGGATATCGTTGGCGCGACGCTCAACCAGAGGAATAGCGACCTCGGCGCAGGGCCGCAGGCTGGGCGTCAGCGTGCGCACGATGCCCAGCTGCGCCACGAAGCGATGCGCGCAGGTCACATCCAGGCAGTCGAAATAGATTTCTCGCACCAAGGCGCTGAGCGCGCGGGAGGTCAGGGTGCGGACGCGTCCGCCGCAGTGCGGACAGGCGATGGTGTTGCGATTGGCGAGCAGCGAAGGGGCGGTATAGCGGACAGATTCGTGAGAACTTGCGATTTCGATCATGGAGCGGGTCGTACTCGATGCGAGGAAAAATCCATGCAACATGCGTTCATTTTTTGGAATCCATACCGCCTGGACTCTAGTTCGCGATACCTTGACGCGGTCGAATGCATCGCGGTGAAACGCATGATATTACGATCCTCTTCGAGTCCACAAGATGAGGCATACGTCACATAAAGTTGGCCCTTTCATCCTGCTTATCGTGTTGAGGACGAGGCCGTGCCGCTATGCGGCACTCTCCGTTTCATCCAGCGCCGCATGATCAGCCACGGTCGCCCGGTTCTCCAACGATAAGGCCGTGGTGTAACCGCTCGTGCCGTCCGGCGTGTGCCGCGCCTGCTCAATGATCCAGCTCACTGTATCGATCGCCGGGTGCCAGCCGATAAGCCGCACTGGCCTTTCCGGAAAGACGTCTGGACGTCCAGCTGAACGAACAAGATTCCAGCGAGCGCTGGATATGGCGGAAATGTCTTGGAACTAGGCGTTTTTGCGAAGCTTAAGTGAATAGGTTAAGCGTCAAGCCAGTTCTCACATCCGAAGCAATCGTCACAATACTTTTTAAGAAATTCCAGGTTGTCATGCTCATAACACTGGCACATTAATTGTCCAGGATAAATTCTCATCGCCGCGAACATCCTCCTCGGAGGATCCAATCTTCGAATCTCGATGGTAGCTGTGTCAGTTGTTTCAGCCGTGCAGATGAGACTGTGCTCCTTCATCGGTCCTTGGTGACGTGTCGTTATTTCGGGTAAGGGATGACTATCTCTGAACTCGCTAGTCAGCAGACTGTGAAGAGTAGGGAGGTCCATGGACTTGCGCGCATCGGCTGCATTGATCAGTTCGCGGCTACCAGACTCTTGCTCATAAAGAAGCGTGACAAACATGCCCTCTCTAACCAACGCTTCTACCAAAGGCAAGAAGTCCTGATCCCCAGCGATAAATGTCAGTTCGCTCATATTTCGGCGGTAGGTGTGTGTGAGCATATCTACCGCAATCATGACGTCTATTTCTTTCTGGGTGGCCTTCTCTTTTCGCGCACGCTTTAATACGCCTAGCAGTACGTGCCATCCATGCAATGCCCGAAGCTCGCCAAAAAAATTCTCTTGAGCTGCAAGTCGAAGCGCAAAGGCATCCTCGGTCTCATCACTGCGCGCAATAGGCAAGCAGTCGTAGTAGAAGACCTTTTTGTGACCGAGTGCGAGTGCGTTGTATCGGAAGGGCACGTCTTCAATGCCATACCAGTACTTGCCAAAATCAGAGATGACGGCACGCAAATAGGCGCCATCGATAAAAAGATACTTGTTTTGCATGCCTCCTCCTACCCGATTTTCAGTTCGAGACTGCCACCGTGCCGCATGCTGATTGGAAAGGCCCGTTTGAGCCAAGAGCCAACACGTCTAGTTTAACGATGTTGCCACACTACCCGAGCTGGCGAAGAAGATGCGGTGCGTACATGCTGCTTAGTCCGACCATTCGGATCAGCATTCGCCTACATGTCGTCGTGTGTCTCGCTCAACGTTGCATGGTCGTCGGTAGTCGCCCGGTTCTCCAGCGACACTTCCGTGGTATAGCCGCTCGCGCCATCCAGCCTGTGCCGTGCCTGATCGATGATCCAAGTTATCGTATCGATGGCCGGATGCCAGCCGATGAGTCGCGCCGGCATTTCGGGCATGAGGTCCGGACGTCCGATCGCCAATTGCAGCTCGAAGGTGCACGCGCGGCGCTGGACACGCGCCATCTCCGCGGCGGCGGCCCTCTGGGCATCGTCCTCGCGGGCGTAGCGATCGCGCATGACCTTCACATGCCCGGCCGTGCCGGCCAGCACCGACCGGCCGCGCGCCGCGCCGAAGTCATGCCAGATCGCACGCACGCCGGTATAGGCGTTGCGTTCGGCCGCGTGGTAGCGATGCTGGTCGCCGGCACTGCGCACCAGTGTCAGCAGCGGTAACGCGGTGCCGCCCGCGGTCAGAGCCTGCCCGATCGGTGCGAACAGCAGCCGCCCGGCCTTGACCGTCGCGATCGCATCCCACTGCCGACCAAGGCGACGCAGCAAGGCCATGTCCGATTCGGTCTGGTCCAGGTGCGCAATGGGCCGATCCGCCAGCGACGACGCTACCCGAGGCTCCAAGCCATGTTCGCTGGCGATGATCTTCACCAGCTTGCCGAGCGCGGTATCGGTCCAGCTGCGTTCCTTGCGCACGTTCAGCGGCCCGGCCACGCGCGCGCTGCGCGCCCGCACGCTGATCATGTCGGGTGCACCGCGATGCTCGATCTCGTCCACGGTGTAATCGCCCTGCAGGGCGACGCCGCTGCCTTCAAAGCCGAGCATCACGCTCAGGCGAGCGCCCGTGCGCGGCAAGGCCACACGTCCATCCGTCGCCTCGAATTCCAGATCGAGCTGATCGGCATGCCCGGCGCGCGTCGTCGTGATGCTGAGCGAACCCAAACGCGGCAGCAGGCGTGCGGTCAGGTCGACGCCGTCGATGCTGACCTTGCACGTGGGTCGTAGCATCGGCTGATTCGGCTGCACGATCATGCCGGCGTGTCGCCACCGGTCGTGGCCGGCGTATCGGTGGGCAGATCGTCGCTGCGCCCCAGCGTCACGCTGAACTCCACCCGGCGCGGCGTGCCATCGGCAAAGTGATAGCTCTGCGTCGTCTGCAGGCTGTCGATGTAGTACACCCCGTACAACGTGCCGGCGCCATCGACCAAGACATACGAGCGGCCCTCACGGCCGAGGTTTTCCAGCTGGGTGATCGACGCCAGCGTGCCGGTCACTTCGGGCGCGACGACGCCGGACAGGGTGAGCGTTTCCGAGCCGGGGCCGAGAAACTGATACGCATCGCGTACACCGACGCGCACTGCTGCCGCATGCTTGAACTGCATCTGCCGCTGCAACTGCGCGAACGCGGCGGTGCCGAGCCCAAAGGCGAACGGCCCGAAGGCCATCAGGGCGTAACCGGACACGGGTCAGTCCTCATCGGTATAAGCGGAGCGGGCGCGGGCCTGTTTCTCGCGTGCGTGTTGCGCCAGGGCATCGCGCACGGCGCGCTGGGTCTGCGCGGGATCGCTGCCGCGCGCATCGACGTGCACCGTGACGGTGTCGCCGGCAACCTGCACGGGCCGCGCGCCGCGTGCACCCACGGGCGGCGCGTTCGTGATCGCGGGAGGGCCACTGGCGGTGGCGGGCGTCTCCGCACCGGGCAAGGGCGTGCGGCCGATGGTTTCGGCGATGCGATGCGCGCGCTCGGTGTCGTTCGGCATGATCCACTGCACCGGCGCCTGACCCATCGCGGGTGCGGTGTCGCCATGCAGGCGTCGCCAGGCCGCACTGAGCTGATCGATCACGCCGCGTACGGCATCGAGCTTGCGCTGTATCCAGTCCAGCGCCGTCGAGGCGGCAGACTGGATGCCCGACCACAGCGACGCAAACCACGCGCCGACCGGCCCCCAATGCACGGCGACCCAACCCGCGGCGATGCCGATCGATTCACCCAACCACACGAACGCGCGCACGCCTGCCGTCACGGCCTGCACCACGCCGCCGAGCACCAGCCCAACCACGCGGCCGAAGGCCACGCCGTTCTGGCGCGCACCGTCGAGCTGTTCGCGGGTCGCCTGGAACGGCGCCAGCAACTGGATCAGCCAGCGCCACACGGTCGCGATGCCAGCCGCGATCGCATCCCATGCCGGTTTCAGCGGTGCCAGCGCGTCGCCGATCTTCGCCAGCACCGGCCCGACCGTCTGCACGATCCCTTGTCCGACGCCCTGCAACCACGCCGCGATGGGTTGCCAGTACCGATGCACCAGCACCGCACCGGCGACCAGCGCCGCCACCAGCAGCGCGACCGGCGCGCTGACGCCGGTGATGGCGAGCATCGCCGCGCGGGCGCCGGTCGCGATCAGCGGGAAAAGCCGAGGCAAGCGCGACAGCCAGCCGGCTGCACCTTCGCCCGCCGCCGCACCGCGCCCGAACAGCGCACCGAGGCGCAGGCCGCCCATGCGCAGCGCGAAACGCAGCAGCGCGAACTGCCCGATCAGGCCGCCAAGCGCCACCATCACCGCGCTCACCGTCGAGAGCAGCACGCCGAACGACGCCGCGACGACGACCAGACCTTTGGCAAGCTGCGGATGCCGCTGCGCCCAGCCATTGAGCGATCGCAGCACACCGACCAGCTTGCTTAAGGCCGACACATACAGCGGCAGCAGCTGCGTACCCAACTCGCGATAGAGGTCGGCCTTCTTCGCCAGCAGCTCGGCTTCCTGTCCCTGCGCGGTCTGCGTCGCCTCGCGGTATAGCGCTTCGACGCCGTAGGCCTTCGGCGCGGCAGCGAGATGCTTGGCGATGTTCGAGCGCTCCATATACAAGGAAGCGAATAGATCGCCACCCTTGCGACCGGAGAATAGTGCGTTGATCTTGCTGACCACCTGTTGGTCGGTGAGCGCGCCGGTGGGGTTGAGCTTCGGGATGACCTTGTCGAGCAGGAACTGATACGGATTGCTCCGGTATAGCGCGCCATCCTTCAATGCATCGGGTAAGAGCTTGGTGACGTGGCCGGTCTTGCCGTATTTCACCGCGTTGGAATTCAGCAGGCCGAGCTGGGCCAGTTCCTCGGCGGACTGCTGGGTGGTGCGGCCCGCTGCCCAATTCTGGTACGCGGTGGCGAGGCCCGTGCCGGCGCGATGGCCGCCCATTTCCTGCATCGTGTGCAGCAAGCCGAAAAAGAACGTGGAATCGTCGAGCTGCTTGGCCGCGACGCCACCGGTCTTGATCAGGTTGAGCATGTCCTCCGGCTTCACCAGGCCACCGGAGGCGACATACGATTGCGTGGCGAAGTCGAGCACGCGTTTCAGGCTCTCGGGATTTTTCGCGGCGCCGCGCAGCTCGGCGACCTTCAACAGATCCATGAACATGGTTTCGGCATGCTCGCCGTGGCCTTCGCCGTGGCCGGCCTGCGCCATCACGGTCTCGATGCCGAATTTCATCCGCGCGAGATACGGCGTGACCTGCTCGGCCTCGTGCATGTCACGCAGGACGCTGTACGACTCCTTCAGCAACTTCAGATTCTCCGTGGCGCTGGTGCCCATCACGTCCAGGCCGCGCGCAAACTTGGAGGCATCGCTGACCATCGCATCGCCGATGCCGAGTGCGCGCAGCTGCGCCATCTGGGTCTGGAAGGCTTTCGCTTCGTCCAGCACCGGCCGCAGGCCGCCCAGGAGGTGCTGGCCGGTCGTCATCGCCGCCAGTCCGCCGACCGCCAGGTGCGCGCCGGTCGCCTGCGCGCGTTCGTAGGCTTGGCGTGCCGTGCTGGCGCGACGTTGCTGCGTGGTCAGCTGCTGCAGGCGGGCCTGCTGCGTTTCAAGCTGACGATTGGCGCCGGCCAGATCGTCGCGCAGGCGCCGCTCGTGCTGGCTCAGGTTTTTCGTATCCACGCCGGCCGCGCCGAGACTCTGGCGCATCGCCTGCAGTTGCAGGGTGTTGGCTTCGTATTTGCGACCGAGCACCGCCGCCTGTTTCCGCGCGCTGTCGAACGCCTGAGCCTGCGCTTCGGTCGCCACACCCGAGTCGGCGATCCGCTTGCCGAGCGTCGTCGCGCGCTGCTGCGTCTCGCGCAGCTTCGCGCCCAGCTTCTCGGTGCCGGCCTTCAGCTCGCGGAAACCCTGCACGGCCTCCTGCACGCGTGAAAGGTCTTTCAGGCGCTGGCGCGTGTCGCGCAGCGCCTTGGCGGTCGCCGCCGAGCGGTCGCCGATCGCCCGCAGCGGTGCGGTCGCGCGATCGATCATCCCCAGCAGGACGGTGAGTTTCAAATCCATGCGTCAGGACTCGCCGCCATGACGCACGCGGGCGCGCTCGCGCCACTGCATGAGTTCGGCGGGCGTCATGGCCGCCATCGTGGCGGGCGGCCAGTGGAACACCACCGCGATATCGGCCATCGCGTCCTCTACGCGTTCGGGAAGTCCGACCGGGTCGCTTTCGTCAACAAAAAACCGGCGATCTCCATGCCGAACTGCGTCAGGTCGGCGGGATCGAGCGCGGCGACGTCCTGCCGGGTCAGCGCGGGAGACGTGAGGCGCGGCAGGACGACTTCCAGCGCGGCGACGTCCATGTGCAGGAGGTTCACCAGCTGCACGCCGCGCAACTCGCCGGCGCGAGGACGGCGCAGTTCAATCTGTTCGATCGTGGTATCGCCGCGCGGGATCGGGGTGTCGAGGGTGATCGTGGTCGAGGTGCGTTCGGTCATGGGGAAAACCTTCTAAGACGAGAGGAAAGAAAAGACGGCGCGTCGATCACGCACGCGGGTATCACCAGTGGCCGATCGCAGCGCGCTGGGCCGCTGTCACATCGTTGCCGTTGACGATCACGACATTGGCGAGCAGATCGATTTCGATCACGGCGCGGCCGTTGATGCTGAGCTTGTAGTACGCACAGGGCATCGTGTATTTGTGCTCGTTGAGCGTGGCGGTCTTGCCTTCGCCGAAGTCCACTTCACTGTAGCGCCCGCGCACGACCACCTCGACCGCGTCATAACGCCCGCTGTCCTCCTGTTGGTAGGCGCCGCCGAAGCGCAGCTGCACCGCGGTGACCGAGGTGGCGGCATAGGCATCGAGCGCGCTCTGCATCAGGCCGTTGGCGCTGAAGGCCAGCTCGATCTTTTCCTGACCGAGGTCGATGTTGACCGGGCCGGCCATGCCGCCCGCCTGCAACTCCTCCATCTTGCGGCTGAGCTTGGGCAGCGTGACGCTGGCGATCTGGCCGAGCCACGATTCGCCATCCTGAAACAGGTCGAAATTCTTGAGTATCTTGGGCAGCGCCATGCAGGGAATCCTTAAGCGTTATTGGTTGCGGTGACGGCGGCGGCGAGGTCGGCAAAATAGGTGTCGGTGAAGGTCTGCCGCAGGGTCAAATCTTCCAGCGGCGGAACCGGCGTGTAGTCGTAGCTGATCGCGACCTTGCCGAGTTTCAGATCGGCGGTGGCGTTCAAGGCCGGATCGAACCAGCAATGGCCGCCCAGCAGAAAACCCTGACGGACCAGGCTGCGCAGCCGGTCGTTGATCGACTCGACCAGGTCGCGCACGAGGCTCGCGTGCATCGGCTTGTCGCTGTACTCGAATACGCCCTGACCGATCGTGTCGGCGACGACCTGCGCGGTGCGCGTGTACGACTCGAAAATGAAGTCGCCATCGTCGCAAGTGCGCGAGCCCCAGAAGCGGAAGCCGTTGCGATTGATCAGCGTGGTCACGCCGGCCTCGTTCAGCAGGTCCGCATCGGTGCCTTCGGTGAGGTAATCGAAATAGACGTCCTTATCGATACCCTGGACGCCATTCACCGGGATGTTCGACAGCACGCGATGCCAGCCGACTTGTTGATCGAGTTTCGCGCGCAAGCCCAGCGCGACGGCGATGGTTTGCGCCTTCGCCTCCACATTCTTGACGGTGTCCCAGCGGGTGAAGTCGGGCCAGATCAGCATCAGCTCGCGTGCGCCGAAACCCTTGCGGTATAGCTTGGCATCACTCACGGTGGCGCAGTCCGCGCAGCTGGCATACGCAAAGCCTTTCAGCTGTTGCGCCAGCGCCACCAGCGCGGTGGTCACGGGTTTGGTATCGAGGCCCGGCGCGCCCAGGATGCGCGGGCGCACACCGAGCCGTTGTTCCGCACCGAGCAGCGCCTTCATGCCGGTGTAGCGGCCCTCGGCATTCGTGCCGCCGATCGCGTGGCTGGTGGTGGCTTCCGCATCGACACCCTCGGCGATACGCACCACCACGACCGGACAGGTCACCTGATCGGCGATGGCCTGCAGCGAGGCGGCAAGAGTGCCTTTCGTGCCGGCCTTGGCGAGACCGACTTGCGGGCGGGTCAGCAGCGCGGGCTGATCGAGCGGATAGGCATCGGCATCCGCATCGGTCGCCGTGGCGATCAAACCGATGACGGCGGTGGAGACGATCGGCAGCGCCAGCGGGGCATCGCTGGTTTCCAGGACGCGGGCGCCGTGGTGGTAAGCAGTCGGCATAGATCAAACCTCGGAAGGGATGGAAGGGGAATCAGACGGCGCCTCGGGCCAGACGATCGGCGAGACAGAGAGGTCGAGACGGTTCAGGGCGACGCGATAGCGTTTCCATGTGATGAGCCGCGCAGTTTCGTCATCGGTGGCGATGCCGAGGTCCACGGCGTCGTGCAGCGGTGCCATAGTCGAAGCCGCGACGGCCAGCCGGCGGTCGCGCTCGCGAGCGGCTGCGGCCCACTCCTCCCCCACCGAGCGCGGCGGAGGGTCAACCAGCGTCGGCTGGCCGTCCACTAACGCAATCAGCTGCCCGCGACTCTGGCCGTCGATCAGGGCGGCGTACTGCTCGGCGGTGATCGGAATCAGTTCCTTGATCGGCGGTAGCGTGCAGGCCGGGTTCGGGACGTCGATCCGCGGTGCCAGCGCGTCGGGATCGTTGGCCGGTGCGATCCAGTCGGGATCAGGCACCGTGAGGGTGCGCGAGCCGTGGAACGCATCGCTGTAAAACCCAAGATTCGTGGGGCGGAAATAGAAGGCCATCAGTAACCCACCGCGAAATACGTGAGACCGGCCCAGTTGTTGGCGTCCTGCGAGCCCGGCCATTGCAGGAAGGTGGTGAACTGCGACGTGCCCCAGCCGGTGACCTGCGCGCTGATGTCGTAGCGGTTCCAGCCGCGTCCGCCCACGTTGTTGTTGAAGTCCGTGAGCTGGACGTGCTGGCAGGCATTCGGGAACGCCATCGGAAAACCCAGCGTCGGGCCGGTGCCTTCGGGCCACGGGCCACTCGGGCGATACGTCCCCCACTGGAAGATCAATCCGCTGGGCAGCTTCTGCCAGCCGTTCTCGCCCGCGGAGCAGGGGAATTCGGCGCGCGTCGGGCGATCGCTGAGCCATTCCATCAGCCCGTTGATGGTGTCGAAATTGTGCCGGTGGCCGCTGTCGGCCTTGCTCGCCGGGTTGAAGTTGCCTTCATGGAACAGCGCATAAGCGACGTTGCCCATCGACCAGCCGCCGACCTTGAGGCGGTTATCGGTATCGAGACCGAAAAACACGCCGAACGCACCCGCACGCAAGAACGAAATCGCCGCGGCGGTCGAGGCATTGCTCTGCGCGCGGAAGGTGGAGCGCGCGTAGCTGGCGATGCTGGTGTTATCCGCAATGAGAGGGGAATCGATGCCGCCACCCATGAGGCCGCCCGCGCGCGGCAGGAAGGTGTCATTGCTCCACGATTCGAGGGCGAGCGCGCCCATGTCGGTCGTGTCCACGGTCGCGCGCAGCTTGCTGCCACTCCAGCCGAGATAGAGCTTGTTGGTCGCTTGGCCTACGCCGCCGCCCTGCTGCACGGGGACAAAGCCCAGCGCATCCTGTTTGCTGGCCGGCGTGAAATTGCCGCCGTGCCAGATCGCGAACGTGGCGCTGTCGCGGCGGCGCTGGAAACGCAGATCGGCCCAAGCTCGCAGCGTCAGACAATCGTCGGGCAGGGTCTTGCTGAACCCGAAATTCGGATCGCCATTGACCGACAGCGAACCGGCCAGGGTGACCTCGGCCAGTCCCTCATGCACCACGCGCCAGGCCGTCTGCCCAAACGACCAGCCGCCGAACCTCAGGGCGTTGTCGGTATCGAGGCCCAGATGCGCGCCGAACTGACCCTCACGAATAAAGGAAAGCACCGCCGACGCGCCGATGTTCCCGGCATTGGAAATCTGCAACGGGACGTTGCGGCTGTTACCCGTCGAGTCGATGTGTGCGATATCGGGCGGCGCGCCGGACTGAAAGATCGTGCGGGCCGTGCTGTTGGCCGCCCCGAGCTTGATTGCCGCATCGAACGCGGCGGTAATCTGCGAGGGCGTGGCCTTGCTGTCCAGCGCGGCCTGCAGGTTGTTCACGTCGCCGATCGCATGCGAATGCGCCGAGGGCGCGAAGGTGACCGGCTTGCCGCTGACTTCGGTCCACGCCGGCCAGCGCGTCGCCGTCACCGGGATATTGTCGAGCGTCGTCCAGTCGGTGCGATGCGGCGAGGCCGGGAAGGTCACCGGTACGCCGGTCAAATTGTCCCAGCTGCGGTAATACGCGCCGTGCTGGCCGTCGAGCAGATCGGCATCGAGACCGTTGCCGGCGCCCTCGTCCTTCAGCGCGGCACCTTTCAGGGCCAGCGCGGTGCGGAAGGCGGCCGCGGTCGCGAGCGCCAGCAGGGTCTTGCCGAAGTCGGTTGGTGCATTCGTGCCGAGGCGCGTGTCGAGGGTGCTTTTCAGGCTGCGCGGCGTGATGGCGCGCTGTGCATCGCGACCGCTGCCGGCTTCCTCGTCGGTCGCCAGCTCCACCACGCCGAGGCGTTCGGTGGTCGCGGCCGGGTTGCTGAAATTCGTATCGCCGAAGGTGAGCGCGCTCGCCGCCATGTCTGCGAACTGCACATCCAGTGCGAGTTGCAGCATGGCCTGCGCGGACTTCTCCACGATCACGTCCGCCTGCCCGTAGGACGCCAGCAAGGTGCCGTCCTCCAGGTAGA